ACGCTCAACCGGGAATAAGTCGCATACCGGCAACGCGAGCCGCAATTCGCGCCATTACCCCAATGACCGCCCGCCAGCAAAGCGGTAGTATAAATGACAGAGCCTTTATTAGCGTCTTCTGTCCATACAATAAATGGAGCGGCATCAATCCTTGTTCCCCAGCCAGAAAGCCATTGCCACATAGCACCAGCGCAATCTTCCAATCCGTAATTGGAAATCATGCGCCGCCCGGCAGTATTAAGATGCCCTCCAGTGGTAACAGGGTCAGCGCTCCCTTGAATGTTTGTCTTTTGGTTGCTGCCCTCTGCCGCGCATTGGAACTCTTCATCGGAAAGCGGATTCTTCCCAACCTTGAACAAGTCTTCAATGTGTTGAGAATAGGTCTGGTTGTCTGTGATGGTGCCGCCGTAATAACTGCGCGTGTTCGCGCCGGAGCCGGATTGCAGATAGATGTCCGCCCAGAAATCCAGTTCGCTGACATACACCATGCCTTCCGGGCTGCAAGTGGGCCGGTGCCACAAGTCCCAGAACGAGGCCGGGAGAATATCCCCGGCGTTCATGCCGGAAAGCGGATGCCCGCTGATGCTGCCCACGGCCAGGCACAGCGTATGGAAGCCGCCTATCTTGCGGGAGTTGTCCGCGTTGTAGCCGCTGGGGAATGTGCTGTTCAGGCTCACAACCAGGGTCGCCGTGGGAAGCTGCCCCGCCTGGGCCGGAGCCTGCAAGCACAGGTAGATGTAATAGTCCCGGCCCGGCGTGAAGCTCACGCCGGTATCAAGGCGCTGTTCCGTATAGGCCACCACGGTGTCGGCATCGCTGCCGAAGACCAGATGGTTGTAACCGCCAGACCCGTCCGGTTGCAGAATCTTGATGAAGGTGCCGCCCTTGAGGACAAATCCGCGGTTGTTGCTCGGCGCGGGAACAATGAACTGCTCGTTCAGGCTGTTCACCGAAGGATGCACGATGCCCATGTTTTCGGCATTGAAGTAGGTGCCGATGATGCTCGCGTTGGAATCCTTGTCTTTCCAGAAAAGGTTGAAATCAGCCATGACGTTATGCCTCCAAGTAGCTATTGATTTTTTCCACGGTCAGGCCGATGCGGAACAGCCAGGCGTTCTGGTCTTCGCGCAGCTCATACTGCCAGCGCTCTTCCTTGCCGCCTTCCTGGGCCTGCATGACCACGACCTTGTGCGTTTCGTCCTCGATGCCGGGCGCGTGCTTTGCCAGCTTTTTGGACGGGAACCAGGCGAAGCGGCCTTCAAGCAGCTCACGCAGTTTCGCCTTGGTTTCTTCCGCATCCACTTCCATGCAGTTGATGATGTCCTGTTCCGTGTTGAACCACTTCGATACGCCGCGCATAGTCTTTCTCCTTTAGTCTGCCGGTGGGATGGGAATGCTCACGGCAAGTTTCACGTCAGATTCAGAACCTCCCTGGCCGCATTCTATGCCTTCCCCGGCCGCAAAGGTTCCGCACTCAATGTATTCAGAAATGTCCACCCCCGGCTGCCCGCCGGGCTTGTATATCTGCACGGTGAATTCTTCCGCGCTTCTGTGCGTGATGCAGCAGAAATACGGAACGACCGAGATGATATTGACGATGGGGTTGAAGAGTCCTGGCATTTTAGGGTGTTTCAGCGCGGCCAGGGAGACGACGACCTTGCCGTTGGCGTTGGTCACGTCCAGACTGTATTCGGCGAATCCGGCTCCGCCACCGCCGCCACCGGACACAAGGGTATAGGTGGGAACGCCGTTGAACAGACGCACGGCAAGCACCTTGCCCGCATCGCTGACCGTGGGTATGGGGATAATGGCAATGAGTTCCTGGCATTCGGCAAGAGCCTCCTGCGCCGCAGCAGCAGCATCTTGCGCCGCTTTCACGGAAGCATAAATTTCTTCCAGCAGCGCGTCCGGCACAATGTCGGACGTGAACGGAGTCTTGACGGACCTGTTGACCGCTTCCTGAAGCTCCTGAATCATCATCACAATGCGGTCGAAAACATCCTGTTCCAGCACATCGGGGTTGAAGGCCCCGCCATAGATGAGGTCAACAATCTGCTTTTGCGGCGTGGCGCGGTAAACCGTCAGGCGCGTTCCCATCGCAATGGGCATGCCGGAAACGGGATAGGTCACGCTGGTGTCGCCGCTTTCGGCCACCGTGATGGCGTAGTTGCTGGCTATGTCCGATTCTACGCCGTGCGCATCCGTGAACACCAGCTTGATGTCATCCGTGCGGCTGTAGGTGAAGGGAACCGGGAATATGACGCTGGACCCGTTGCCCTCGTAAATTTCTTTTGTCTGTGTCGATTCAACAGTCATAGGTCATCTCCTGCTTTTCTGCCGTCTGAATATGAGGTCGCGCAGCTCGTAGTCGCCGCTGGTGCCGTCAAGGTAATCCCACACGTTGAAGGCGCTTATTTCTGCCTGACCCAAGGGAAGGGCCCCGACATAGCCCAGCGTCTTCAGGCTCAACTTGGCGAGTTTTTTGCCGTCGAACGTGTAACTGTCGTCGGTCAGCGCCTTGTTCACTTCCACGATGAATTTATAGACGGCCTCCGGCGCGGCCTCCGCAGGGCTGGCCTTGTAGCCGAACTCGCCTTCAATGGCCCCGGCGATGCTGCGCATGCCCACAACGGTCTGCATGGGGTACATAAGGAGCTGCTTGGCGGACCAGGCCAGGAACTCTTCGTCATCGTCTGGCCCGCGCCCGGCCACAATTTCGGTAAGCACGGCCGGAATCATGTAGAGCAGCAGGAAGCTGTTACCGGCCCGGATGACGGAAGCCATATCCCGGTTCATGTTCACATCGGCCACGCGCAGGGCGGTCATATTGTAGAGCGTGTTGAAGTAGGTGTAGAACATCGTGAACAGCTTGGCGTACTGGCTGCCGCGCTGCACCCGTGCCAGGTCTTTGGCCGCGCCGCTGCCCTGCGTCAGGCGCACAACGCTGTCCGCATAATCGCGCGCCTTGGTTTCGCTGCCCTGAAAATCCTTCAGCCCCTTCTGGTACGCGCCGCACCAGGTCGGCAGGTCAACGCCGAACTGCACCACGCCCATCGGCACAAAGGCGTGTTCCTTGAACCACTGTTCGGCCTTGCGCAGGCCAACCTTGCTGGTCAGTGAACTCATCAGGCTGTCCGGGGTAAGGCTCTGCCGGGCGAAGTCCGCCGTGGCGTCGGCCACGTCCCGGTCAAAACCCTTGATGCGCTGGGCCATCATGGGGGAAACGTCCTTCACCCACTTGGCTGTTTCCATCGTGGCCCGGATTCCCTTTCCGTAAGCCATGTTGATGCCCTGCATGGTGTAGGTGTACCCAAGAGCCTCAATGCTCTGCGTGATGCCGAAGGGCTGGGCCAGGATGGTCGTGAACTTGTAGCCCATCGCCATCATCGTGGCGGAACCGCGCGCCCATTGCGCCATGTTCTCGCCGTCGCTCTTGGCCTTGCTTTCCTTGGCCGCATCCTTGAGCCAGGCAATCATGGCCTGGTACTGCTCATGCCCGACAGTGCTTTCGATGGAATGGCGGTACGCTTTGTTCCGCAAAACCCGGCCCACGTCGATGTAGGCCCGGCGGTAACAGAGGTCCGTGATGACATCCTGCAACTTGGCAGGAATGACGGACATGCTCAAATCCAGCGGCGTTCCCGCGCCCTGCGAGTTGCGTTCCTGCAAATGCCCGTGCCGTGTCATGGCAAAGGCCGGATTGTCGTTGGTAATCAGCTTTTCCTGCAAATCGACCTTGGCATGGCGCCGGTCGTAGACCACGGGGAAATAGCCGCCGCGCAGCTCCCCGAACTTGGTCTTGAGCGGCCGGGCTTCCACCGAAGTCGGGCGCTGCCCGCTGACTTCCTCCTGCAAGGCAAAGGCTTCTTCCTTGTAAACCTCAAAGCTGTCCCAGATGCCCTGCACAAACTTCCAGTCACGCGCATCCAGGCTTTCCACCACGGCCGCGGCCTGCTCCTGTGTCCAGTTCCGCCCGGCAAGCAGGCGCGTGTAGTTGCCTTCGTTGCCCATGTTCAGGGCTGTCATAAGGCGCTGGCCCTTGGTCAGGCTTTCGCCCACGGCGGGTTCAAACGTTTTTTTGCGCGCCATGTCGGAAAGCTCTTCG